TAATGTTACAATTGGATTTGATACAAGATGAGCACCAAAACCATTACTAGAATTTAAAGTAGGATTTGCAAAGAAAGCAGTACCACTACTCACAAACTTTGCTTTATATAATTTTAACTTCATATCCTGAAGTTGACTTGGTTCCCAAATCGAACCATTTTGTGACTTAAATAGACTACCAAGAGCCCATTGCTCAGAATAAATCACAGCAGATGCATTAGGAAGATCTTGTGATTGTAATGTAGATGCACCCATAGTGGCAGTAAATACTTCAAACTCCATACTAGTTGGAGCAAGAAGAACAATCGCATATTCCTGACCAGGACCCAGATAAATTGGTTCTGGGAATTTAACATTCGTTGCAACTGAACCATCAGTTGAAGTTGTAATTTCATTTGGAAGTAATGTAACCCCTCTTCCAATTCTATTTCTTGTAGGAGTTCCTAACTCCATAGTTCTAACTTCAACTGTTACTGCTTTATTAGTAGTACTCTTATTGGCAAAGAATAAATCTACAGATGTTAAGAATATACCATTATCATCATCACCCAAAGATCCACTAGAATCAGGTGCTTCTATATTTGCACCAACAGTGAAAGATTGAGCTAAAGGATCCCAATAATCACGTATAGTGATCTCTTGATCTTCAATTTCAATAATAGAACCTTCTATAGTAAGACTACCAACAGACCTATACCTAACAGCTGATGATGAAATTAAATTACTTCCAGTAGCAGGTTTTGCATTAGTCGCACTACTTGTAAGTTTATAAGTCTTTGTTCCAGTTTCAATTGTGACACTTGGTGGTGGAGTTGTATGTGGATCACGAAGGAAGAAAGAACCTTGGACTTCTCCAGCACCATCTGGTTTCAATTGTATATTTTTAACGTAAGCAACTGCTCCACTAGTCTGTCCAACCAATCTTGTTTGATTAGTGATATATCCCTTATATAAACCCTGTGCTTCTGCAGCTAATGCAATGATATCAATATTTAATACTTTTGAAGTACTAGTATAAATTGCTTGTATATTTTCAGTAGGAACATATGGATTGTCAGTGTATATTTTAGTAGGATTTCCAAAAGGCCCTTCTTTATGATTAGATGTCGCAACTCTTGCATTAAAGATTTCTTTTGGTCCACTATGATTTGTATCAATATAACCCTTCACTTCTTCTCCCACTTGGAAAGCAGTAGAAGAACCATAATTGACTTTTCCTGCATCACTCGCAATTTCGATTAACTTCGGAATAACATCCACATCACCATTTCCATCAAGGAATTGATAATGTCTCTCCCAAGGTCTCAATCCAGTGGCATTAAATGCAGTATTTCTGGATCTCATTAATCCATCTTCACCACTGAATACGACACCATCTCTAAGAGTAATTGATCTATTACGAACAGTATATACATCGAAACGAAGTTCTACAGAACTTCTAACAGTATGAGTTTCTGCAGCAGTATTGATATTAGTAGTAAAATTGGAATTCTGTATACTCTCAACAAGAGCATTAAAACCATCAGATTCCATATTTGTCAGATTTAAATGTGCTATAGAAGATCCATGCCGTTGTCCAGATGGACAATAAATACCTCCCATCTCAGCAGTTGCTGCTGCATTAAGATCAGCAATTCGAGCTCGAATTGCGTCTCCTTCAGGACCTACATCTTGTTGTATGGTTCTACTCCATGTATCAGATTCTGGACTTAATGTAATAGTTCCTGATGTGAAAGAAACGACATGGAATGGATTGACATTTTCTTGTTCTGTTGCAAAGGATTGTTCTACCCATGGAACTTCATCATATTGTAAAGTAACAGCATCTCCAGTCTTCTGAACATTTGGATCATATAAAGGGTAATCTGTTCCAAAATCTAGTTCTTCATCAACCGTACTTATAGCAGGTAAAAGTAAATTACTAAGACTATTTCGAGTAACTAATGGTCTAATTACTCTATTGGCCGTATCAACAGTTATAATTGATCTTCCTAAATCAACATGAGTATCAGTAATAAAACTATCTACAAAAAATCCACTCTTAAATCTATCTCTACCATAAGCATCTTGTATAGTCATTGCTTCAGTACCAACTTCCAATAAAGATAGGGTAGTTACAGTTTCTAGAGATTCAATTCTATCTTCCAAAACTCCAATATCACGCATTGTATATCTTCTATTATCTGCAAGAGTTATTTGTGCATGTCTTGGATTATAAAGGTATGGTGGCAATATAATATCAGCCACTAACATAGAATCATTAGAACTACTTGGTGGATATGGATTTTTAGCAGGTTGTCCCTTTACTAATTGTAATTGACCTCCCACATCCAAATATACTTTATCAATTCTTCCAAGATAATAATCATATCCCACTAAAGTATTTTCATTTGTTGTAACTATGAATTTAGGATCATTTGCAAATCCAGTGGTTCTACTCTGGAATGAGAATGGTGATGAATCAGTAGCAGTAAATGGAGATACTCTTGGTCTAAAATCCAAAGTATCAGTTGCTCTTATTCTACTATTACCAATCAATGGAATATCATTCGTATATCTATCCCCACCATAACTCAATACAGAGAATACATCTCCTGTATCATCAAGAGGAACATCATAATAGTCTATTATAATTAATAATTGTCTTGATGGTATGGAAGTATTTTTTCTTCTAATAATTCTTGAATAATCATAATATTGTTCTCTTTGTCCTTTATCAATATAAAAAGAATTTGTAATATCACTATATTGACCATCAGTAGCTTGCGAATTAATACTCTCAATGCTAGTCTGAATATTTGATTCTAAAAATGCAACTTCTTCATTTACATTAAATACTCTCTCATTAAGATAAACTATCCCCAATCTATTAGTTCCACCAGCTGATGGTGTCGAACTATTATTTGTAACTACTCTTGCAATAGTACCAGATTCCTTTCCGATAATATTTTCTCCAATTGTTGCATTACCTAAAACATTTGCAGATGAAGGAAATTCTACATGATCCAAAGTAGGTGCATTTGCATCAAGAGATTCATAGACTGCCAATACTCTCGAAACATCAGCAACATTTAAGGATATAGATTCATCCTGAACTCTCAAACCATAAGCAGTGCTATTATATGTCAACCCATCATTAAGATTGGCAACAGAACTACCAGATCCTACAAAGTTTGATTTATCTACGGTAACTAATTGACTTCTTTGATATTCCTTTACTTTACTCTGAATTCCTTGCTTCTCTGCAGTTACACTAATTACTGTATTAGCATCTGAATTAGTATTGGCAGTTCCTAATCCAGAAAGACTTAAAGAGGAACCTCCACTCAATAACTCAAATTTATCAGCAGTGACTGTGGCAAAACCAGAACTACTACCAAAATGAACTGAATATTGACTAATATTATAAGGTTCGAAAAATGCAGTTGATATAGCTACACCACCACCATCTTTAACTGCACTTATAGAAGCAGTGCCACCCATTCCAGATAAAGATTGTCCTGTTAATTGGGCAGAAACAGTTAAAGTAGAACTAGAAAAATCTACAGAAGAAATATTTTTTTCTGGAAGTACTCCATATAAACCAACATCCCTAGAATCTAAAGATGAGACAGCTTGGAATACTGTAGGAGAACTATTATCAACATTTATTCTATACACTCCAGTAGCAACACCAACTGCACCAGCAGCAAGAGCTAGGTTTCTACCACCATTACCAACACTAGTTATTTTATTGTAATTAATAAGAGTTTGACCTGATGTTTGATAAGTAAGATAATCACCTGGTTTAATATTAGTAAAGATTTTTCCAGAACTTTCAAGTTTATTACCACCACTTATAACACCTTCAGTAATTCCATTAGGAAAAGGAATCTGCTGTAAAACAGCATCTGCTCTAAAATTTTGAGTGTATGGACTTACTGCAGTCTGTTGAACAGATTTAACATCTCTAGGACTAAACTTAATAACCTCTTTAATTAAGTTTCCTTGTTTTTCTTCACCATTAATGGTGATTGGTTCATTCTTAAGATATGTTCCGTTAGTACCATCAACATTTATCCAGTTTGTACTTATACCTAATCTCACAGGATCGGTTGCATTAGAAGCGGAATATCCTTCAGCTCCACTATTTTTACCCTTTATATGATAACCAATAGTAACTTCAGAAGCTGTTAAACTATCATTTAATGCAATTCTATCAAACATCTGAACATCATAAAGACGCAAATCCCAAGTACTTGCTTCTCCACTAGATTGATATGTTCTAGGAGTGGCAGAATATACTCTTGCCTTTCCTATAATTCCTACAACTGCAGTATTTTGTTGTAATTCTCCATATAAATCAATAACTTCTCTATATTGTGGTTGACCTGCAAGATTATTAACAACTAAGTTATTTCCCATATTGAAAGGAACACTTCCTGTGGTTGTTTTTGTATCTCTTGGTTTAGCTACATCCAGAATAGAAGTACTATTTGTTGTTACATCATATCCTTTTACATAAGCTTCACCTTCAGAAATTTTAACACACATCAAATCATCTGATGGAATATTACCACTTTCAGTTCTTTGATTGGCATAATATAGTCCACCATTACCTAATCTATCATTTAATGAATTGGAAACATTAACAGTAAAAGGTTGTAAAGCATAATTTCCAGATTCTTCATATGTTCTTTCTGCAAGATAATCTCTAATTATATTATACTGAGTTTTATTATTAATCTTCTTAATTTGTCCATTATCAGTTCTTGCAATTTCGATAAAATCAGTATCATTTTTATCTGTAAGTATTTTTTTAGATAGAGTTAAAGAAATTTTAAATCTATCAGCACCTGGTGCAGCATAATTTGTAAATCCTTTTGCATTATCATATAAAGAAGGATCATCCTTAGCACCTATTATTATTTCATCAACTTTTAATCCAATTCTATAAGAAGGATTATTAGTATAATGATCGAGAATTATGGTTTGTTTATCTACATTTACAAAGGTTCCTCTAACAAAATAAACACCCTTTGCAACAGATGCAGCAGAACCAATAGATGTTGCAGCACTAGCTATTAAAGTTGCAACAGCCGTTCCTGCATTAATAGTAGTATTACCATATACTATACTTTCTTTTATTATTAATCCTTCACCATCCACAAATTTAATTTTAGTCGGATCATATATACCAGCACTCTCATATTTTACATATATTGTTATATCTTCTACATCACCACCATCAGGTAATGCAACAAATTCTACAGTTGCTGATACACCAGTAACTTCTCCCTCTACAACTTTACCAATTAATTCACTAGTATAAAGAGATATATCAATACCAAATTGAGTGGCATTTAATTTTACGGCATCATATGCAACATCAATAGTTACCCCACCAGGTATGACCTCAGATCCCTCTTTAAACATATGAGATCCAAATTCTTCTACCTGATTTTGAAGAATGGACTGTAGAGATGTTAATTCTCTAGCTTGTACTGGAAATCCTGGTTTGAATAAGACCTTGTAAAAATTATTACTTGGGTCGAAATCATCATAATAGGGACTGATATTTAAATCTTTTTTCTGTGCCATGTTACTTTAAAATTCCAGGATGATTTTGATGTCTTCTTTTTGCCTACTGTCTCTAGTGACTTCTTTTCGATTGTCAATATAGATGACATCGCCAGTTGTTTTATTTATCTCAGGATCAGCAAGACCTCCTGTAAAATATACCCCAAGATCTATTTGTTTATCACCATCAGTTACTGTTCTTCCAGTAAATGCTACAGAAACACTAACGTCAGCAGGAGTAGAACCTTCAAACTCAATACTAGATGCATCAGTAGACTCAAATCCTAATACTTTAGCATCACTACTAACACCCACATAATCTGTTTGATCTACATTATTTCCAAAATATAGGGATCTATCTTGATAATACTTTAAAACACCAGTCTGTTTGTCATAAGAAGCAACATACGCTTTAGCAACACCAGTAGTATCAGTACGTGTTTGTGTTATTTTACTTCCTATAACAAGATCTGCACTATCAAATCCAGAAGGGTCAATTTTAATTGCACCTAAAGATGAGTACTGACTACCAGTAAATATAGTATTATTATTGGTATATTGTGTTGGATTTTTTACAATTCCAACCTGAGCAAATTTAGTGTCAGTTGGAAAGTCCTTAGTCGAATCATCAAATCTTGCATAAACTAAAACTCTATCAGCACCCAATTCTTTATAAATGTCATAACCATGACCTCTAGAAGGAGGAATAATGGGTATCAATTTAGCAGGACTTGGAGAACCACTAGCAGGGAATCCTGATAATGGTTGGAGAAGTCCTAAATCAACCATACCATAAGTATAACCACTTCCACCTGCAGTAACTACGGTAGAAGTAATAACACCACCTACAGTGGTAACAGAAACTTTTCCTCCAGTACCATCACCCAATATATCTAATGTTGTAGTAGCATTAGTATCATAACCAGAACCACCATTCTCAATATAAACCGTTTTAATTTGATTTTGGTTTATATCGGAATCAGCTGATTCTCTGACATTTTG